CAATGGGTCAGATTGTCTGGCCAGATGAACGCCCGGAGAGAGAGCCAAATGAGCCCCACTAACCACGAGTGAGCCGCATCCTCACCAAAGACGGCAAAGTCTGGCCGGATTGGAAGTTACAGCCTCCCCCTGAAGGATCGCCGGGAGTAGGGCCATGGGTTTTTGCGCGATATAAAATTCTTCGATCACACCGTGACCGCCAGGGCCTCGTAGAGCTTTGGCAACACAATCACGAACTTCTGCGTGGCCGCATCTTCAAGGTGCGCTCAAAACTGTCCCAAACCATCGCCAACCTGTTCTTCAAGATTCACAACTCCCTCAAGGCCAACCTCACCGACAACAAACCCCGGGCCTCGATCTTGCCCAACGGCCAGACCCAGGACGATATCGCTGATGCCTGGCAGGCCCGGTACGACACCTGGTGGGAGGCGCGGCAGCAGCAGAGGTGCCTCCAGGAGTCCGTGGGCCTGACGGAGCTCTACGGCTACCAGACCGACCACATGCGGTTTAACCCCGACCTGGAAGGTGGCCTGGGAGAGATCGAGACGCATCGCCTGGGGACGTACAGCTATTTGTCCTGGCCGGGTCACGTTGACATCCAAACCGCCCCGGGCCTCTGCGTCTATGAGGCCATGGAACTGGGCGAGATTTATGACCGCTGGCCAGAGGCCGAGGATAAGGTAAAGGCAGATCCTGATTTCTCCGACATGGGCGAAGAACGGGCGTGGGTCCGGGCCAACCGGTCCAGAAATTTGCGCCCCATGGGGTCGGCCACCGGGTACGTCGTCCCCGGCGAAGAGGGCACCGGCGCCGAGGCCAGGGGCGGCACTCAACGCGCCCTGGTGATCCAGATGTGGATCAAGGATTATACGATGCACTGGGTAGACCCCAGGACCGGTGAACCGTGCAAGAAGAACGCCGAACTGTGGGAAGATGCGGTTGACCCCGAGACCGGGCAGCCGGCCATGGAACCCATGATAGACGACGCTACCGGTCTGCCGGTGTTCACTGAGGACGGCCAGCCCGCCCTCGTGCAGTCTCGGCAGCGCGTTGAGCCGGAGGAATGGTCGAAGTACCCCGGTTTCATACGGTGCATCTACGTTGCTGGCAAAGGTGACGTGGTTCTGGAGGACGTGCCGAACCCCAGCATCAACCCCGACCTGCCCCGGGAGATGACCTCTCAGACCTACCTCTGGGATAAATTCCCTTTCATCAAGCGTCTGTCGTACTCTGACGATATTTCCGAGTACGGCCTGTGTTACGACTCCACAACGGAGATATTGACGAAAGACCGGGGGTGGCAGCTATTTAGTGACCTTACAGAGATAGATCTTGTGGCGACTCGCAACCAAGAGAGTAAAGAGTTTGAATGGCAAAAGCCAACTAAAATCACAGAAGAGCGTTACGAAGGACCAATGGTAAAGTTATTCTCCAAATCGGTTGACTTGCTTGTGACGCCGAAACACCGAGTTTTGCTTGATAGTATGCCCAGCATGGCAAATGGAGGCAAGAAACGAGGCAAGTGGACTGGAAAAGGAGAAGTTATTATCCAGGCAAGGGATATCCTGCTTGGACATAATCCCATGAATAAAATACCAATGACCTCCAAGTGGACCGGACGCCACGTTGAAGATAAAGTTTTCCACTATCAGGGCGCTGATCAAGAAATTAATCGAGCGTACGGGGGGATAAGCAGGACAATAACCCGTCGCCCACGTTCATTTGATGTTCAGATGTCTGGTGACGACTATTGCGCCCTTATGGGTGCATATATCGCCGAAGGTAATATTCGATCTCTTGGTGGCATCGAGATAAATCAGCGTGCTTTTTCGAAGGGTTATGGTCCATATAAAAAGCTTATTGATCGGCTCGGGGGATCATACACCGGTAAAGCCTTTATTTTGCCCCGCAAAGCCCTTTCAGAACATTGTAAGCAATTTGGGAAGGCTTCAGAGAAATATATCCCAAGCGATATTATGGACGCTACCTCTGAACAAATCAGGATCTTTTTGGATCACTACTTGCTTGGCGATGGTCGTTTTACTAAAAGGACAAACCTAAGTGGCCGTGGTCCTGCTTACAAATTCAGAAGAGAGGCAACCACGACAAGTAACCGTTTAGCAGACCAACTTATGGAATTGGCTCAAAAAGTCGGTTGGTCAGCTAGTATAACCGAAAAGAAGGTACGGGAACCACATGAGAATATTATAAACGGCAGACCTTGTAAGACCCTGAAAAAGGCTTACATAGTGCGTTTCCGTTATTCAAAGGCAATGGGGTTCAAGGTCAATGAAGAAAGCTACTCTGGAACCATCCATTGTGTTTCGGTCCCAAACGGAATTGTTTATGTTCGCAGGAATGGCAGGCCCGCTTGGTGCGGCAATTGCGTGTTCGAGCAGATCGAGACACTGGTCATCGAGATTTGCAAGAAACTCACGCAGTACGGGGTTCACCTGGAGCGCACCTGTCGTAATCCTTTGATTTTACCCAAGGGATGCGGGGTCAAGAATAGCCAGACCAACAACCTCCCGGCCCGGATCTGGGAGCCCGTCGCTGGCTTGGCCCAGCAAATCAGATTTCTCGAAGTGCCCCAGACCCCCAACGACCTTCTGGCATTCATTGAACTCTGCATTCGCCTGGTGGATATGGTGACGGGCATCACTGAGGTATCGGAGGGACGTCGGCCGACGGGTGTGACTGCGGGTGTGGCCATAGCCGAGTTGCAGGAGAAAGCGCAGGTTGCGTATCGCATCAAAATACGCAATAATGACACCTACCTGGAAGAGCAGGGCCGGATGTTCATCGCTCTGGGGCAGAACTGGTACACCGACCAGGAATATTTGCGGTATGAGGGCAAGGGCGCAGAACAAATGCTGGCATTCCGGGGCATCGACTACCAGGGCGATTTGGCTTTTCACATGGAGGCTGGCAGCACTCTCCCCCGCAACCGGGCAGTGCGCCAGCAGCAGGTCCTTGAACTGGCCAAGAGCAGGCCGAACTTCCCCAACAAGGCATTGCTGAAAGAATTGTCAGTCCCCAACGCTGATGAATTGGCGGCGCAGATGGACGCAGGCCCCCTGGGTATGGCCATGCAGAAGCTTCAGCAGAGCGGCTTGATCCCGGACGAGGTGTTACAGACCATCGACAACCTGATGAAGATGGACGATAAAACTTTTTCGCAGAACTTTGGCAGCGGTAATCCGCTGGACGTAGCGGGAGGCCAGGGATGAGCAAGGAACTTATGGACAGAGTGAAAGCAAATCAAGCGGCCAAGGCAGAAGCGAAACCTATCCCGGTGGTGACGATTCAGGTGTCGCTGTATGCAAATAATCAGGTGACAGTTCAGCGCCCCGAGGGCGACTCGCCGGCGCACCTGGCAGCCATTGTTGACCTACTGGCCACGGCTCAGAAGATTATTTGTGCCAAGATAGCCAAAGCCGAACCCAGCCGGATCGTGGTGCCCCCGCCGGGGTTGAAGGTGAGTTGAGATGTTAAGGCCCGAAGGTAGGGGTAAGGTTAAAAGCAGTTATCAAGTTCTTAAAGATAACAAGACCCCCCTCTCTATAGAAGAAAGGGATAAGGTTATGAAAGCTAAGGCTGTTTGGCATCATGGGCCTAACGGAGAACCAACCCCTGCGGTTTGGAAATCAGTAAGCAAAACAGGTAAGGTAACATTTATTACAAATACTCATCGGGCATATAATACTGCTACAACAGTAGAGGGTGCCATTTCACGATACCATAAGTTTATAAAATCAACAGCATAGGAGCAAATATGAATAGAAATTTAGGCAATATCAATCCACAAACAGCGAAGGCAAGCGGCTGGGTTGTAGATGCCGGTGATCCTGGAATTTGGGAATGCGTCTGTAAGGCGCACAATGATGACGCTGACATTATGAAGTCTACCAAACGCATGAAAGTGCCTGGTGGTTGGCTTTATCAGGTAACTACTGAGTCTCCTCTTGGTATTGCTGAAGCTCTTGCTTTTGTGCCAGAGGGATGATATGCCGACCTATGATTACGAGTGCTCCAAGTGCGGCCATCGGGTAGAAATCGTTTGCCGGATAGCAGACCGGCCTTCTCACCTTGTTTGCGAACAACAAGGCGATCCTCGCGAATATGGGGGTGGCTTCCCCTGCTCCGGCGTCATGCGCCAGATCATCGTGGCCCCGGCTATCCAGGTCGATACCGCCCAGGACGTGCCATGGCTGGCTGACTTCGCCCGGAAGCGCAAGGAGGCCCGGTTCGGTGGTAAGCCCATTGAGACCAGGACGGAGTATCGGCAGTATTTGAAGGATCATAACCTGAGAGACCCTCATAAGGGCGAGAATTTAACGGAAATATGACCCAGAACGCCTCCATAAGCAAGACAGAAGACGGCCAGTTCACGGTGACGGCTTACAAAGAGTTCAAGTGCCCTGCTTGTGGCCGCATCATCCTTGAACCAAGGCCGGGGGCTGAGTTCAAAATACAGTGTCACCGATGCGGGGCGATGTGGAAGATGGAAGGAGGAAGCACCACGATGCTCAGGCCACCAAAGAAGGTGGCGGGCAAGATGTTCCTGGATGGCGTAGAGAAGTTCTACAAGAAGTAAAATAGCGCCCCTTTGAGGGCCAACCATAGTTTGAATTGAGCCCGAGCGGGCCATGGCAGGTTATCTGCCATGGCCCGCTTTTTGTTTAACCCTAAAAACCAAGGAGCAAAAAGTCATGACTGAGATTCAAGACGAACCTTTTGATGCGGCCGCCGAGGGCTTGGAAGCCCCTGACGACATCACCCTGGCTCAAGACCTTGCGGACCGGCAGGCGGCTGAGTCCCAAACAAAAACCGCTGCGGGAGAAACGGAGGGGGAGGAGTTCGAGTACGAGACCCCTGACGGTAAAATTGTGCGCCTGTCGGCTGAGCAGGCCGAGGCTGTTCAAAGCCTGCTCGACGCAGAGGAGCGGGCCGCGGCCCTGGAGGCTGAAAACAAGGCCCTGAAAGAGAAGCCCGCAGAGCCGAAGCCCGCCGAGGCGCCGGCAGAACCCGAAGCAGGTTTTGAGCCGGTGCAGTGGGACGTGGTGGGCGATAACTTCCAGGCCATGCTTGAGGGCGAGAAAGGCGGGGCCGCCGCTATTGGTCCAGCACTTCACGATGTGGTTCTGCGAACCATCGCCACGGACCCCATAATTGCCGACGTAGTTGGCCGGTACATCGACTTCCGGGTGAGCCAACGCGAGCAGGGGTTGAAAGCGGAGACCAGCTTCAAGGACTTCGTGGGCGACGAACCCACCGAGGCCGAGGTTACGGCCTTCCGCAAAGACAACCCGTGGGCCACCACCAAGGCCCTGGCAGCCTTGGGCGTCAAAAATGCCCAGGAGACCGCTCGGCTAAACCAGGAAATCGCTGACCTGAAGGCTGGGAAGCCGGCCGCAGATAAGGTGGCCAAGGCCAAAGGGGCCGAAGAAACTGTCAGAAGCATGAAGGCGAAGGGCACTTTGCGCCGGGTGATTACCGGGCGCAGCGTACCGGCCAGGACTCCCCAGGGGAAGCCTCGGACCGAAAACGAACTCATCCAGAAGCAAGTGGCCAAGATTCAGGCCATGCGCCAAGGAAATTAACAGGAGGTAAACGTCATGGCTTTGGCTCTTGACGAACTCAACGCAACAACTCAGGAGTGGTGGGAGAGTGGGGCCCAGGATGTTTTCTATAAGGGTAACGTCCTGATCGGCACCATGCTCAAGGATGCTAAGAAATGGGACGGCGGCACGAAGATTCGCCAGGTCCTTGATTACGGGCAGCCCATGGGCGGCGACTTTAACGCGACCAGCGTGTTCAACACCAATAAGGTCAGCACCATGACCGCGGCCACCTGGACCCCGGGCTATTACTACGAGCCGGTGGTCTACGACATCGACGATTCGGTGCAGAACGCCGGCATGGCCCAGGAAGTGGATATCGTCAACACGAAACTTAACAAGGCGGCGAAGCATATCCGTTACAACCTGGCTTATGACCTGTATAACTCCACCGGGTACGGCACCAGCGGCCGGAAGCTCGTGGGCCTGCTGGGCATGATCTCCGCCAGCTCCACCTATGGCAACATCGCCGTGGCCGACCTGGCCGAGTGGATTGCCGGGTATGCCAACGCGACCGCGGCGCCCATCACCTTCAACATCGTGGATACCCTGCTGCTGAACTGCATGGTGGGTGATGATGCCGGTGATGAGCCGAACTTGCTCGTGACTACCCGCACCCTGTTCAGCTCCCTGCGGTCTCAAACCCTGCCACACCTGCGCCTGGAACACGGCGACCTGGCCGACATGGGGTTCAAGAACATCGACTACCTGGGCAATCCCATCGTGCGGGATTATATGTGTCCCGCCGGGTACCTGTTCGGCCTGAATAAAAACTACATGGGGTTCCGGGTCCACAAGGACTACAACTTCAAGAAGACCCCGTGGGAAAAGCCAATTGGCCAGGAAAAATACGCCATGTATATCGAAGTCGTCTTGCAGATGATCTGCAAGCGCCGCGACGCCCATGGCTACAAATCCGGGCTGACCGCCTAAAGGAGGTTTAACGCATGAGCACAGTAATGAAGCGTACCACCGTTATGGACGGCGAAGT